CTTCGATTGATAAAGTGAACAAAGCTATTCTCATCAATAGCAGTCTCTAACAACCTAGCAACGTGCCGAGTGTTAGGGCGTTTCTTCAGTCCATCTGCAACAGAGCTAAGAGCGTTTACTTGCTCCTCACATTGACCATCAAAACGAGTGGCATCAGGTTGTTGAGAGACACCTTGAATAAGGTTGGGAACACTAGTGTTAATTAAAGCCATTAGTAGAGATCGTAGTTGCGGTTGATACCAATTCTGGAGGCTACATCGTAGTTGTCAAATATAGTCCTATCGGAACTACCACTATCATAATCCATGAGGGCTCCGTAGGCTTTGTATTCGTCACGAGCGATTAACGCTTCTAGCTCACGGGAACCCACGATGCGTCCTTGGAACACACGAGAGGCACGCAGGGTGATATAACGACGAGCTTGCTCTGGTAGGGATTCCCAATCTAGGAGACGTGTTTGGTTAACTTTGAGATCCTTGGTGAACACTGTGGTATTATTAGAGCGATCAAAGAGGCTTAAACCACGCTGTACGACATCTATTGAAGTGTCGATGGGGTCTAGCTCAAGGATGTCCTCTGAGAGAGTTATAGTGCCATCCCCAGCAGGGCTCAGGGAGACATTTACTTCTGTGTTGAATTGCCAGCCTACGGACTGAACAGCACGACTAATCTCATCGAGGGCAGAGATAGCCGTAGCAGCGGAAACTGGGAGTGCGTTGGTGTTGCTGATGCTGTTGACAGGGCTTTCGCCGATGTGTCCTAGCATCGAATTTACTGCTTCTAGTTTAGATGTCAGAGTAGGCATATTATTGTATAAGTTAAAAGGGGTTAAAAAGAGACCCCAAGGGGATTGTCCCAAGGGGTCTCAGATTAATTGTTATTGCTTATGCAGGGAGAACCTTCACAGCGCACTCAGGGCGAAGTGGTGCGTGACCCATTGCGTATTTAGCAACGAACAGAGTACCTTGACGTTGGATTTGGTACTCGCTTTCAGTAGCAAGATCGAGGAGCTTAACAGTTCCGATAGCTTCCTTAGTACCTGCAAGGAATCCCTTAGCAGATGCTGTACCGCTAAGAGCGGAGAAGTCACCGTTGTAGCCAGCACCGCCAGCACCGAACACGTCGTTGTTTGCAGCACCGTCGTCAGTTGCAACAGCAGAAGCATCACCAAGAGAGATAACGCTGTCGAGGTGGTTGCTCTTGTAGAGGTTGATACCAGCGACCTGAGCGATCTTACCAGTTGCAACATTACCTACACCACCAGTGTCACGATTGATAGCGACGTTGTCGGAAGTGAGGAGAGTGTAGTACTGAGAAGGAGCCAAGATAGCGAAACGACCTTCATCTGGAGCATCTTTCTCGTCAAGAGAGCGAGCAACAGCGTAGAGCGAGTCAACAAGACCAGCAGCAGTGTCAGTAGTAGCACCAGAGATGCTTGTACCACCGTTACCACCGATAGGAGACGAACCACCAGCAGCAGCGAAGAGAGTCTTCATGGTGGCAATGTCGAAGCGCTTAGCAAGAGCCTTACCGAGTTCCTTAGCGTAGATGCTACGGACGTCGTAGTGGTTCTTGAGCTCATCGATGTTGGCAATGAATGTCGAAGCAATCAGAACGTCATCGATGTTGATGGTGCGCTCAGCGTGCTTGATGGTTGATAGGTAGCTGTTAGAGCTGTCCACGATGTCTTCACCAACAGTGTGGTATTTAGCATCAGCGACACCTGTAACAGGGAACTGAGCTGTCTTACCAGACGAGATGGTGCGAACCATGTGGAGATCCTTCATGATGTTCTGCTCCTCGAAAGTCGTCAGGATTTCTCCCGAGAACACTTTGAGAAAGAGACTATCGACGTCTCCAGAACCGTTTACTTGTCCCAAACGGGACGGGCTTGTATTTGCCATGATGTTATTATTTCTATTTTTGAGTTAGTTTACTTAGAGTAGCTCCCAGAGTGGGGACTACAGTTGGTTGTTCTTACTCACTTGGTTCACCGCTAGGTTATCCTCCTCGGAGGGCAAAGCTGTTACTACTTGCGGATACGAACGAAATTGGTTGTTAGATAGGAGAGGGTTGCCACTTCTCCGTATTACGGTTGTTCTTCCTTAAATTCCATTTAGCGGGAACAACCTGTAAATTATCTGGTGTATGTAATCCACCGCGGGATACGGGGATAATATGATCAACATGAAATGGATTTTTCAGCTTCTGTGTTAAGCGTGCCGCGTATGTGTAATATTGCTCAATCATTTTCTCTTCAATCAAGGTTAGATTGGCAATGTGCTCACGCATTATAGCTCTTCTTTTAGCTATTCTACGTGCTCCTAACTCTGGGTTAGCTTTAGCATATTTACACTTACGCTTTCTTTCTGCTTTAGCGTGTTTAGGGTCATTACTATATTTAGCTCGTTGAGCTTCTCGTCTTTGGTTTTTAGTTCCTTCAAGACGTTCCTTGGTCACCCATCTTTGTTTTCCTAAATTCCTATTAGTTGAGAGGTAGACCAACTCTTCAAAATTGGGATGCTCATCACCACATTGAAACTCCCCAGCAACTTGGAGCTTCTCTTGGTTGAGGCTTGTGCCTCTCATTGGTATTTCTTTATTATTCACGTTTCTAAAAAGTCCTTAGTATTAAGTAAGGTTTTCTTCCTATAGCTGTCGATATAAAATTGGTTTACTTCTTTTTTGGAAAGCCCTTCTTCATATTGGAATAGGCTTTATTGCTCACGGTAGATTTCTTCTTACTGCGAGAGATGCCGAGTTTACGGCGACGATTAATGTTTTTGTATAAGCTCATATTAGCATTTCCACCTTCTAAGCGCTAAAGCCTTACGTGTAGGGCGACCTTTGGAATCCTTCATAGGGCCTTTCATTCCTCCAAAACGAGCGCAGAACGACCTCTTACGAGCGCCTCCTTCGGGCTGTGGTGCTTTTAGATTGGAGCCAGTCTTAGCATTGTAGTGCTTTCGCCCTTTAGCGGTGAGACCGCCTTTGGAAGATTTATGCTCCTTTCGGAGACTGACGCCTTTTCTTTTCATTTAGATAGTTATTTATTATTGGGGTTGCTCTACTTCTGTAGATATTAAGATTGATTTGCTTCTGGTCAGCTCGGGGATTCTCTACGCGTTTCCATGCACCACCTCCACCATTCCAGATGAACAGCATGTGGTCGGCCGTAGGTGTAACCCCAGAGGCTTTAATGTGCTTTGCGTAGTGACTCAGGACAGCATACGCGACCCTCTGGCCGAACGCTGGGTCAAATACGTCCGTATGGGAGGCTTTAGAACCCGTTATACGGTTGTAATCATCTACCATTACCTTGTGGATCTGGTAGTGACCATAAGCAGCCCCGTTGTCGCCCACTACATCGTGAGGACTATCGGGGTAGACTTCCCACTGAGGGATTAACTTAACGAAGTCTTTAAGGGTTATTGAAGGAGTGGCTGGACAACACCCAGCAACTAGCAACAACAGGACTGCAATTTTAGGGATCAAGTTAGCGAACCTGCGAAGAGCCGAAGTAGAAGCCTACGATAGCAAGCATTGCTTGACGGACTTCTGGTAACAGAACGAAACCGTTTAGGGATTCCCAGCTACCAGCTCCGAGACCGATGAGCGCAAAGATACCACCGAGGCCCTCTTTCTCAACAGTTACGGGAGTGCCTACGAGGGAAAGTAGGAATGGAGCTACAATAACAGCAAACAGTATAAAGAAGACGAACACACGCCTAATCCATACGCCACCACGAGCTTCTGCTTTATCTGCTGATTCATCTGCTGTGACTTGTTTTTGAAGGAGCATCTCGAAGTTGCGAGTCTGAGCTTCTCCTTGTGCGGCAATCATTTTCATTACAAAGCCTGACACACCGCCGCCGAGCATTGCTATAAGTTCAATAGGCATAATATTATTTATTTATTGGTTAAAAGATTGAGGAAACAGCCATCCGCTTCTCTACGTTTTCACGATAAGCTGGATCACTGGCATAACGAGGATCACGCATAGCTTCTGTAACTTGCGCTGTAGAACCAAATGGCTTTACACCTGCGTCACCTGAAGTGGATCCTTGAACGAGTGAGGGGCCTTTGCCACCAGCGGCTTGGAACTGAGCATACAGTCCTTTAACAGCTACACGAGCTTGCTCTACTGAGCCACCTTCGACGATGTCATTGAAGGCATCTAGGTCGCCATCAGCAAGGTTCTCACCAGCCCACTCAGACATAGCTTCGTAGTTACCAGCACCTCCAATAGACTCTTGGATGGTAGCGGCTTGTTGAACAGACATAGCTTGTTGACCAGCGATGTATTGCTCTACGAACTCACGAGGAAGACCTGCAGCTTCTAGGGCATCAAAGGTCTTGTCGGACAGCTCACCGCTCTCAGCGAACTCACCACGAGCCGCATCAATAGCGCCTGTGGTTGCCTCTACGGGAGAAGCGTCTTCAGCTTTAGCGTCTTTCTTCTCAGCCTTGGGCTTGGACATCTTCTTCTGAAGCTCCTTGTAAGCCTTAGCCATTTCTTCGGGGCTCTCGAACTTCTCGTCGAGCCACTCTGGGCGTTCTTCCTCGGCTTCTGACTCGTCTTCTTTGAGCTGTTCTTCGATAGTCTCTTTGCCTTCCTTAGGGTCGGCTTCAAGCGTTTGGTTACGCTGGTTAGCTGCTTCTTCTTGCATAGCAGCTTGTTGTTCGAGGGAGATGTTCTCCTCCTCGTTTACTTCATTGATCTGTACTTGATGTAGGTCAGCCATATTCTAGTTTATTATTCCTCTTCGGGAGCTTGTTCTTGTTGTACTTTCGCTTGGTCAGACATAGCTTTGATCCCTGCTGGACCTAGCTTCTCTGCCATTTGCATTTGTTGGGCTTGTTGGGCTTCTTGAGCCATTTGTTCTTCTGTCTTAACCAATCCATCAGTTTTAATACCGAGGGATGTAGCACGACGTTTAAAGTATTCTCCGACACTCACATATTGAGCTACGGCTTCAGGGCCTACGATCTGAGCGGCACCAGCTAGGAACATATCCAGCTTCTGTAGATCGTGACCACGACCAAGGGCTTCTACACCTGTGATGATAACAGGATTGATAATGTCCTTGGGGAGCTTAGGAAGCTTCTTCTTCTTACGCATCACTTCCATGAGGCGATTAACCATAGGCATCTGGAGCTCCACTGAGAGCAACGAATAAAGACCACCAATAGCAGTCTCTAGCTCTTGTCCTAGCATACGGATCTCTTCTGCTGTCACACGCTCTGCGTTACGAACAACACCAGAGGTCAACAGGAAGGCGTGTCCAAGGCGCTCTTCGATCTTAACGATGCTCTCTTGGACTACTCGGAAGTCATTGAACTTCTCTAGCTGGAGAACGGACACATCAGCAGCGTTGCCTTGAGCAATAGCACCATTAGGTGATTCAGCAAGTGTCTTAGCGCGGGTTGTGCCGTTGGGATTTACGAGGAAGAGTACCTTAGCGGCGGCTGCTGAGCCTTCTACAAGAGCTCTTTGGAGGCTCTCAAGGGATTGCAGGTCACCTAGATACTCTTCAACGTATCCTCGTCCATAGTCCTCACCGTCGATTCG